GGAAATGGGAAGGAAGAAAGGAAGGATAAATAATGACAGAGCGTAAAAGATTGACTAAATTATTAAAAGAAGCCTTTATTTTAGCTGATGATAATTATGGAATGCCGAATGTAAGTCAAGTTACAAACTATCTTTTTAAAAACGGCGTGATAATACCGCCATGTAAGGTTGTGTGGTATATTGTAAACAGAAATACTGAATTTGAATGTGTGATGTCGGCAAATATAGAGAATTTGCCGTTGTATATTATTAAAAATCTTGACAAATATGAATATTACGAATGCAAAGAAGAAGCAGAAAAAGCATTAAAGGAGCGTAAAATAAAATGAAATCAATAATGCTGTCAATTAAGCCGAGTTTTTGCGAGCTCATTGCAAGAGGCAAGAAAACAATCGAGATAAGAAAAACAAAGCCGAAAATAGATAAGCCGATTAAGTGTTATATCTACTGCACAAAGGACAAACCGCTGTGTGTAGCATCAGGAAAAGTCATAGGTGAATTTGTATGCAATAATATATCTATTTACCCTTATTTTGATAACGGGTATTCCGTTAGTTATGGGTATGTTACTATAACTAACGAAATGATACAAAAGATGTGTCTTGATTTGAGCGAAATTGAAGATTACGGCAGTTGCAAAAAGCTTTACGGTTGGTACATATCTGATCTTATAATCTACGATAATCCGAAAGAATTATCCGATTTGGGAATGAAAAGACCGCCACAAAGTTGGTGTTATGTTAAGGAGCGCGGAAAGGATGCGTGAATAAGAATGAAAGTTATATTTCAGTATGAAGGCTATAGGGAGATATGTCGAATTAACAATTTAAAAACGATTTCATTAAAGAGTGGATTATTTGAAATGGTGGACAATAATGGAGTTGTCCGAGGTTATGTGAATAGTGATAAGTGCATTATTTTTATAGTTGAAAGCGAGGCTGTAGAGACATGAAACATGGCAAAAGGCCGACAGTTCGGCAGAAGAAGATGATGGAGACAGTAAGACTTAATCCAGACAACTGGCTCGTTAGCAAGGACACTCCAAAAGAGCTTGTTCTGATACATAGACATACCGATGCGATAAGGGTGATAGAGAAATGACAAAAGGGGAATTTGTGTTGGTTTGCACGCTTGGAGGATATTGCGGGAAGCATGCGGCAGAAGAATATGCCAAAGACCGGAACGAGCTAACGGACGATGATATAATCGAGGTATATCGGCAGGAACAGGAGAAACAATCAAGGATCGATGCCGACAGGGATCGCTTCGGGAAGTATCAGGGAACGAAAAGTACAAAGCGATATTACCACAGACGGATCCTGACGGAACGGGAGGGAAGCTGATGTTCAAGAAGAGGAGAGGGATTTCTTTGCCGTATAATAAGCAAGGTTTGATATATTTTACCTGCATGAATATCAAGGATATGCCGGAGGATGTTCAGCAGAAGATATTAGACCTATGCATTGAGACAGCAGGAGATCACTATAAGGCTTTATACGCATTGCTTACGGATGACAGCAAGAATGTTCACGGCGTGTCTATGGCGTTCCATCTATCGGAGACTCAGCTTTTCCATTACCGGAAGAAATTTTATGAAAAATGGTAAAAAAAGAGGCACACCTTTTTGATGTGCCTCAAAGCTATAATTGCAAGAGATCTTCAATGTGCGCCCCGAGCGCTCCGGCTATCCTGTAGAGCGTGATCGCCTGCGCCTTGTTGATATCCCGATAGCCTTGCTCATAGTATTGTATTATCCGGATATTAATGCCTGATCTGTCGGCAAGCTCCGACTGACTTAACCCTGCATCAGTCCGTAATCGCTTAAGATTATTCACAACAACACCTCCTGTGTGATATTATACAACTTTAGCGGTATAAAGTCAAGACCGCCGAAGCGGTCTTTTTTTAAAAATCATCATCGACACCGAAAGTGTGAACTTTCCCGTCTGCTCCGACTTAAAATTCGTAATCGTAATAATAATCTGCTACGCCGAAGCTCACATTCCAACGATGAAATACAGTTTGTTTTCCTTTTTCTCTTATCTTTTTAACGCTGAAACCTGCAAGAATCAAATTCAGTTCGCCTTCATGTGTGAGATGCTTAATATCGTCTGCCGTCAATGTCAATGTTTGATACCAATAATTTCCCCTTTTGACCATTTCGTATGTCGGGTTTTCGGGATTGCTGATTAATTTCCAATCATTTGTGTATGCTTCCCCGTTTAATATGTGGTCATATTCTCTGACCTTAATGTGTTTCTGGTCTCTAACTTCAATAACCTCATACGCCTTTCTGTCGCTCCAACCGTATTCTGTCATCCCTGTTCCGACTTTTATCTCGTCGGTATACATTTTGTTTTCCTCAAATCTGTTGTTAACACTACCATACATTTTCATATTTTCCTTCCTTTCTGCCGGGAATTGGCCGTCCCGACTCGGCATGTTTGTTTAATCTGCTATTCCCGAAATCAGAAGTGTTCTGATAATCAGATCTTTCTCGATCTTGCCAAATCCTCTCGCGTTTAAGGCCTCCAAAACGCAGCTCGCTGAGATCGGATAATCCTCTGTGGCATCTTTCACTGCGATTATCTCACCGTTTCCCTCGCAATACTTCCTTGCTGCGGCTTCATTCTCTGCCGGAACTGCAATCTTGTAGCAGTTATCGCGGTCGTCGAGAATCACCATGTACTTCTTCAATTTTTTCATTTTCAAAAACCCCTTTCGTACATCTGTAGATGTAGTTTATGAGACCATTATACACCTGTCGTTGTAGTTTGTCAATACTTTTTTCAAAAAAAATTAAAAAAATTTGAAAAAACGAAAAAACCGTGATAACTGAAGGGGTAGATGTGCTATAATGCGGACAATAAAAGGACTGACAGAGGAGGTGTTCATATGCGCGGCAAGAAAACTTCGCCGGAAACGATCTATCAGATCATGGCGTCTTGGGCGGTAACGGGCAGTTACCAGCAGACTTCGAGAGATCTCGGCATTCCGCTTACAACCGTCAAAAAGATTGTTGACAATAATAAAGATAAGCCGGAATTTGAAGAACTGTGCAGTGAAAAAAGAATACAGTTCTCGAAAAAGGCTGAACGGATCATAAACAAGGCTCTTGACAGGCTTGAAGCCGAAATTGACGACAGTGATTGCAGTATCCCTGTGAATCATCTGACTACAGTTATTGGCACATTATACGATAAGAAGGCTTTGGCGGACGGGCAACCCACAGAACGAACAGAGATCATCGGGGATGATCGCATTGATAAACTCGCCGAACTTGCGGGATACCGAAAAAGCAACAAGGTAAACGAAGATGAATAATAACGATTTGGCGATAGAATTCATGAGATCATCGTATGCCGCATATTGCTATTTCGTTCATAGAGATAAATGGATCGATACGAAGTTCCATAAATTTTTAGCGGATACTGTACAGCGATTCGTTGAGACATTTACCGGGAATCCCTATGATATTCTGATTTTGTCCACTCCACCACAACACGGGAAAAGTATGACGGTAACAGAGACACTTCCGAGCTGGTTTATAGGAAAAAAACCGGACAAAAGGTGTATCGTTGCATGCTACAACGATGATTTCGCGGGTAAATTCGGCCGAAAAAATAAACAAAAAATCGAAGAATACGGTCGTTTTATCTTTGATTTGTCGCTGTCAAAATCCTCGGACAGAGACATTGAAATTGCAGGGAATTACGGCGGAATAATAACACGCGGAATTATGTCAGGTATTACCGGGAATGCCGGAGATTTAATCATAATAGATGATCCAATTAAGAACAGACAAGAGGCTGACAGTGTAACCTATCGTGAACGGCTGTGGGAAGAATGGCAGAATTCAATTAAAACGAGAACGCAAGCCGGAACGAAAATAATTATAATCCAGACAAGATGGCACGAAGATGATCTTGCAGGAAGAGTAATCAGACTGGAGCGAAATGTTACGACAGTCAACATACCGGTTGAGGCTGAAGAGAACGATCCGCTCGGAAGGAGACCGGGAGACGCGCTTTGTCCGGAACTTGGCAAGGATAATGAATGGCTCAAGGCGTTCAAAGCAAGCTATCAGGAGGGCATGAGAGCATGGAATGCATTGTTTCAAGGCAGACCGACATCGGAAGATGGAAATATATTCAAACGGGAATGGTGGCGATTTTACGATGAGTTGCCGAACAAATTTCCGCTTAAAGTTATATCAATAGATGCGGCTTTCAAGGGGGATGCAAAATCTGATTTTGTCGCCATCGAGGTTTGGGGTAAGATTAATGCAGATTTCTATTTGATCGATACAATCAAAGAACGGATGGACTTCCCGGATACGATGAGGGCGATAAGAACAATAAACGCAAAATATCCCGACAACAATGCAATTTTGGTCGAAGACAAGGCAAACGGCCCTGCGATTATCTCATCGTTAAGACATGAGATTCCGGGAATAATTGCAATAGAACCAAAAGGCTCGAAAGTTGCACGAGCGAACGCTGTAACAGGAGTCGTAGAAAGCGGCAATGTATACCTTCCGAGATTTGCGTCGTTTACAGGAGAATTCATAGAGGAACACGCCGCATTCCCGAACGGAGCTAATGATGATCTTGTAGACGCGTGTACACAGTTCTTGGATCGCTACAAATTCTATGGAGCTGAACTGAGAGATGATGACAGAACAGATTTCGACAAACAGCTTGAAGCGTTCCGGAAAAGAGCGCTTTCGGGAAAAGGAGAAAGGAAAAGGAGGTATTGGTGATGTACGCCAAGAGAATAAGAAGAAGATGTATGGTGCGAGGATGCGGGAATGTTGATACATTCTCAATTTCGCGGACAAGAGAACAGGGGAACACGGTCATAATCTGCGAAGAATGCCTACAGGCGGCACTCGGTGCAGTATCAGATGTTCCGCCGGGAATACCGGAAAAGAAAAAAGAATCTGTTCCGCCGCCGTTATTCTTTACGGCAGGCGTTATAGATAACAAAAAAGAAGAACCAAAAAAATCAACAAAAAAGAAAGAGGTAGAGAAAAATGAACAACACGAAGAAAAAGAAGATGCTTAATGTTATGAACGCTACAGCGCAGGCCGTCAAGCTTGGGGACAGCTTACCGGTATCATTCATTAAGATACCGAAGGCAACCGACATAACATCAAGTAAGACGGATGTTGATATTGATGTCGATTATAGCGCAATTGTTGCCGTGAGCTGCGTCGCATCGGACGGAACTTATCGCGCAGTGACCGAAGCAGTCAAAACCGACAACGGCGTTAAAGTGAAGGCAACGAGTATGTCGGCAGGTGATACAGTATGCGTTACAGTGATCTGATCCTCGGTGGTATCATTATAGCACAGGCCGTGATATATCACATCGAACGCAGGGACCTCTATAACAGGATAATGAGCCGTGACATCGGAGAATACCGGAGCGGAGAATTTAAACAACGGCCGAGAGAGACGAGACATGAGAAGGTTATGCGCCTATGGAGGAAGAGAAGAAATGAAGATTAGATTTAAACCGCCGATCAACGGGATAACAGCAGCTGTCGGCTCTATGTTTTCTCCGCACGGTAACACACGAGGCGCGCCGGTTGACTTCGATGAGGAAGGGAATACGCTCTATAAAGAAGATGTGATCGCCAAGATCATGGATGATCTACAGAACAGAAAGAACGAGCGGACAGTATTAGAGGCGCAATGGACCTTAAACGCTAATTTTCTGATCGGCAATCAATACTGTGACATAAACCCCTATAGGGGCGACATCGAGCAGATCCTGCCCGAAAAAGACTATTTGGAGCGGGAAACATTCAATCAGATAGCGCCTCTGATCGAAACGAGGATAGCAAACCTCAAGAAAATCAAATATCTTATGACTGTCAAACCTGCAACAAATGAGATGGACGATTATCACAAGGCAGAGGTATCAACGGAGGTTTTACGGCATATTCAGAAAAATTCCGATTTTGAAAGGAAGAAAAATACGCTGATTTGGTGGAACGAATTATGCGGAAATTGTTTCATTCTGTCATGGTGGGACAAAAACAAGGGAGATATGATCGCAAAAGCTACGGAAATAAAACAGAATACCGATGGAACGATAAGCAAGTTTGAGGAAGCATATTCCGAGGGCGATATAGATTACGGATTGATAACACCGTATGAGATATATCCCGAAAGTATCTTCAAGCAGGGCGTTGAGGCACAGAGAAGCATTATCCTTGAACAAGTCAAGAGCGTCGAAGAGGTCTATGATATGTATGATATCAAGGTCGAAGGAAAAGAGGTTGAGACATTTGAGTTGACACCGTTGGGAAACGGCGGCGGATTTGACGGGGAGAGGACCGTAACTACCGTTGGACACCGAAGCATGCCGAATGCGTGTAAGGTGGTTACATATTTTGAGAAGCCGTCAAGACATAGACCAAACGGCCTTATGGCTATCATTATAAACGAAGACGAGCTTGTTTATTACGGCGATCTTCCGTATGACAGGATACCGATAGTTCAATGCATATGCAGAGAAGTTCCGGGACAGTTCTTCGGAAAGTCCGCTATAGAGGATCTTATCCCAAGACAAAGAGCTTTGAACGGCTGTATCAACAGGATACATGAATATATAAAGAGAATATCACTTGGCGGTTACTTTGCGGAGGAAGGCTCCGTTGATATAGACGAATTTGAGGAAAACGGGCTTGAACCGGGAGGAATAACCGAATACAGAAACGGAACGCATCCGCCTACGCCGAAGCCACAGGGAATCCTGCCGGGAGAGGTAATGCAGGAGAGATATAACCTTAAAGCCGATATGGAATATGCGGCAGGCGTTTCACAGCTGATGGTTAACGGTGCGACTCCGTCCGGGATAACCTCCGGAGCAGCGATATCAAATCTTATGGAGATAGACAACACAAGGCTTTCTCTAACGGGGGATATGATACGAAACGCTGTTCGGGATCTTGCCGTACTGTGGCTTCAAATCTATAAGAAATATGCAACAACAAGGCGCATAGCAAACTTTACAGGGCGGAACAACTTGGGCGGAGTTGTGGTTTGGTCGGGAAGCGACATCAAAAGCTATGACATCGAATATGAGACGGAGAATGAGCTTTTATACAGCGAGGATATGCAGAAGCAGAAGTTTATGGAATGTTATAACATGGGCTTCTTCACCGATGCAAACGGGAGAATACCGGAGAGAGTTAAGATCAGGGCGCTTGAAGCTTCAAGGATAGGAAGCTACAGCGATATCATGAATATAAATCTTCTTCAGGTCCAAGCGGCACAAAGAGAGAATGTTTTCTTTGAGAACGGTTCCATCCCCGAATTATCGGAGTTTGACGATCATGAAATCCACATCGAGGAGCATATGAGATATATTCTTCAGATGGATTTTAAGCTATTGAAGATGAAAAAACCGAAATATGCCGAAGCGATAGAGGAGCATATCAGACAGCACAAAAAAGCGGCGGAAGAGGAAAAAATGAAAGAGGCGGGACAGATGATCCCACCGGGAATGCAGATGTAAGAAAGGAGATATTGAAATGGCAATTGAAAATTTTGACGATGCAAGGGAAAGGGCGGCGGAGATGTTCGGCGGCGAAGGAGAGCAGGAAACTATCTTGCCGGAGGAAACACCGGAAACACCGCAGGAGACTGAGCCGGAGAATGCACAGGAGGCTGTGCCGGAGGAAGGTGCGCCGGAAGTGAATGATCAGAACGAGGTTATAGACTCCGCTCTGGACGAGGCTTCAAGAACGGCAGAGGACGCAGCGAATATGGCGGCTCAAAGGTCGGCAGAGCTTGAGGAAGCTATGGCAAGGATCAGCGCATTGGAGCGGCAGAACAGCGAGCTTCAGGAGCGGATCGGGGAGATGAGTAATGCTTCCGAGGAACAAACGATAGCAGAGGCGTTGGAGCCTCCCGTTATAGATATTTCTGCATTGGCTTTTGCGGACGATGAGACGGTCGCCGCAGCACAGAGCGAATACGCACAAAAAATGGCGGAATATAACAGGCGGGAGATCATGAAGGAGTTAAAGCCCTTTATCGACGAAGCAAAAGCCGGACGCGCTGAAAAGGAAAGAAACGAGGCGTACAGAGTGCTTTCGACGGTGCCGGAGCTTGCTGGGATAGGTGAGCTTAAGGGACAGATCGACAACATCATAGCAACAAGCCCGATATTCAAGAACAGCGATGCCCCGATAGACGACAAGATCGTTACGGCCTACCTTATAGCAAAAGCGGTAAACGGCAGAAATGAGCCGGCAAAGGTCCAAACAAGAGAGATGAGCAACGATGAGCTTTTGGAGGCTTACAAAAACAATGATGAGTTCAGAGATGCTGTTGAGAAATACAGGATCGGTCAGCTCAACGAAGGTCAGCAAGTGCCCACGCTCAGCGGCAGCGGCGGAGCGGTTTCAGCGGCATTGAATATACAAAAAAAACCAGAGAGCTGGGACGAAGCATTGGAAAGATCAATGCAGGCGTTCCGGGAATAAGAAAATGAAACAGGAGTGAAAAATTATGCAAACAATCAAAACAGCGGAAAGAGTTTTAAAAGAGAATTACCTTCCTTTGCTCAGAAATCAGCTTGGTGTTGCGCCGAGCGCATTTTTGGCGAAGATCAAGAAGGTACCGGCTAAGTCGGACAAGATCACAGCGGGATTTCCTGCGGGACTTTCGGGAGGCTTCGGCTTCGGTGAGGAGGGCGCTGCAACACCGTTCTCCGGACCTGTACCCCTCGAAAGATTTGAGGAAAGAACAAAGGACATGTATGTTGATATAGAAATATCGGCAAAGTCTATCGAGCTTGGCGGATCTGCCGGAAGCATGGCAAATCTGCTCGACACGGAGGTTAAGGGCGGATACGAGACAGGAAAATGGAACCTCGGAAGAGCGCTTTTCATGAACGGAACGGGTAAACTTACCACAATATCCGCTCTCGGAACAGCGGGCAACACGATCACCGTTGCCAGCACGAAGTATCTCAAAGAAGGGCTTATCATTGATATCTACGCAACAGGATCGGAAACTGCGCCGGTAACAGGCGGAGCAAAGAGACGGATAAAGTCTATCGACAGAGCGAACAAGACCATAACAATTGACGGCGATGCGCAGACCTTTGCGGCAGGCTTTATCACCGTTCAGAACTCATATAATCGTGAGATCACGGGGCTTGGAGCGATATTCGACAGCAGCATCACAACCCTTTACGGGCTGACAAAAGCTAATCATCCGTATATTCTTCCTGTTGAGATAGACGGCGGCGGAGATATTGATGACGGAACGATCACAAGAGCGCTGAGACAGGCGAAAAACGACAAGAATTCAGCCATAGATACTATGCTTTGCGGAGATGAAGCGTATGACAACTATGTAAATTATCTGAGAGTAAACAATATCAGGGTTGAGGATATGTCGCATACCATTCAGGGCGGATTTAAGGCTATCAAGTTCCTGTTCGGTGATAAGGAAGTTGATATCATCAACGAAAGCTTTGTTCCGGACAAAGAGATGTGGGGTGTTGATTCAACAGTCTGCAAATTCCATCAGACCGACTGGAATTACGCTACGCTTCAGGGCGGCGGAATATTCAACCTCATGGAAGGGAAATCGGTCTACAGAGCGTTGCTCACCAACTACGGAAATCTTCTTTGCGAGAATCCGGGCGGCTGCGTTCGTATTTATAACTGCGCTTAAAAGTTATACCTGCGCCCGGTAGGGGCGAATTGCCGGTCTCTGCGGCGGCTTATCCTTTCACGCCGCAGGGATAAGGCACTTGCTGAAATTTTTTAAAAAGAAGGGAAAGAGATAAAATGACAACTAAAAAAATATATGAAAAGGTAAGCTTGGTTATGCCGCTTGAACAGAGACGGTTCTTTAATTATCTTGAGGACAGCGTCAATGAGCTTGGAACAATGTTTTCGGGAGATACGGCGGAGCTTGTTTTTGAAGAGCAAAGGGAAATGCCCGATGATCTTAACGATGAGATGAATGTTCTTCCCGATTACCATAATGCAATTGTTGATAATATTCTGTTTCTTGCCGGAGCGGGAGAGGAATATAAGGGAGAGTTTATTAGAAAAGCACAGGCGGCATATCTTGAATACTGGAGAAAAAACGCCAAAGGAAGAAGAGTAAGGCGCGTGAGGTGGTAGGAAATGTTTGAGAGCGGAATTACGGCAATGGCGCTTATTGCCGATATCAAAACGGAGACAGATATTGCGTTAGATCTTGGAGACAGCACGTATCTGTCATTTTTGAATGAGACGGAGCAGCTTTTATACAGCGAGATCATAAAGGAGCAGGCAAGCGTAATACTTCATGATGAAGGAGAAAGTATAGATCTCGGCGGAATAGCAGAACGCCCCGCACATACCGACAATATCCGCTTTTCGGATATTTATACCGTTTTTGCGCAGGCCGGAGACAACTATATGCAGCAGTTGATCAAGACCAATGCCGCAAGCAGCGGAATATTTAACGGCAGCTATTGGGAGGAAAACGGGCGGCTTGCTTTGAGCGAATACCACCCTGTAGTGCGCATAGTGTATTTTGTTCGCCCGAAAATAAAAGACTGGACAAATTATTCATCAGAGACGGTAAAGCTTCCGCCGGAATTTATAAGCCTTATCAAGGCAAAGATGAGAGCAGAGGCATATAAGCTGGCAAACGAAGATGTTTTGGCGGCGAAATGGATCAATGACTACAATGTCCTCTTGGAAGATTTCAGAATGTGGATAGAACAAAGACGCGCACAGTTCGGCATGTAGGAGGCGGAGAAAATGGCAAAAAAAGAGGAAAACAAAAGATCATACCTTCAGATGCCGATACCGAAAGCAACGGGCACATATAAAATAGCAAAGGTGTCTTGGAGCGGGCTTAATTACAGACAGGAGACGGATACGGGAATGCTTTCAAAGGAGATGAACATCTCTACAAGGGAGGCCCCGTATCTTATACCGAGCGAGAAGCCGTCAGAGTACAAAAATATAAAGAATGATGATATCACCGGGACAATAGGACACAGGCAGAATGTTATACCGTTGGGACTTTTCGGATTTGACGATTTTCTGATAGCTGTATATTGGTGTCAGGTACAAATGGCTACAGGTGAAAGCACTACGGATCAGGTAAGGCTTGACTATATCGATAAAGACGGTCATGTTTTTACGGGAATAATAAAAACACCGGCAACCGACGCGGACAAAAGCATACAGAGAAGCGTCGTACAATTCAATGTATATGATGTTCCGACGGATCCTGTAGACGGACGATATATCAAAAAGCTTTTGATATTCCCGGATAAGGTTTCTATTCCAATGCAGATCCTTGAAGCGGGAACAAGTAATACAAGAGAAGACGTCATTTACCATAGAAGCAGTAACAATACATACTTTACCGTCAGCGGCAACAACGAAACTTTAAACGGCGGCACAGGGTATTTTCTTTGTGAAAATCTTGATGTTGTCGTAAAGGAATATACAAATACCGTTTCACCGTATTTACCGCCCGATACGGCAAATCACAGTTATTATTACAAGAATACGTATAACACCAATGTATACCGTTGGTATGACGATAAGAGCGACAGCGCGAACTCGGGCTGGAACCAGTGCGTTCCTCCGGCGTTCCCCGGGATAAAATACGCGGCGGTCCATCTGTCACGGCTTTTCGGAGTTGACGATGCGAGAGTATATGCGAGCGGTTTTAACGATTATTCCAATTGGAATTTAGATACGGCGGACGAGAGCAACGAGAGTAACGCATGGATGTCTCCGGCACAGGCGAATACGAAAGCTGACGGAGACTTTACGGCGATATGCGCATTCCAAAACCATATCGTGTGCTTCAAGAAGGACTTCATGCACGAGATATACAATAATAAAAATCCGTTCCGGATACAGGATATCTATGCGGAAGGGACTATAGATCAGCGAAGTGTGCAGGACGCGGACGGCAGGCTGATATTTGTATCGAGGGACGGCGTTAAGGTATATACCGGCGGCGATCCGAGGCATATCGGCTATAACTTGGGGATAGATGATATTTCCTATGCCGTTGCGGGTACAGACGGGCGAAATTATTATTTGTATGTAGAAGAGACAGGTGAGACAGGCGGGAGGATGTTCACATACGATACGCTGATCGGTGAATGGAGCGAACAGGAAGCGCCGGGGAAAATATTGGGATTTGCGAAAAACACAAACGGAATGTTCTGCCTGACGGATGTTGACGGAAACGGGGATACCGCAACGGGCGGCATAGTATATAAGCTTGATACGAACAGATTTGATCATGACTGGAGCTTTGAGACGGATATAATAACAAGGCAGAGGAATACGAATGTTGATATTAAGCATATAAGAAAAATATCTATGCTTGCGGATATAGACAGCGGAGCGTGGATAAAGATTTACTTTTTGTATGATGACAAAGAATTTGATATGCAAAGCTCACATCTTGTGTTTGACAGCGCCCCGCAAGGCGAAACAGCGCGGACAGGACGGACGCCGATAAGGGTAAAGCCGAGGAACACGGCGCATTACGGCGTAAAGCTCCATGTTGAAGGGCACGGCTTTGTAAGGATATATGAGATGGATCTGACGCTGGAGCCCGGAGGTGAGATATATGTCTGATGTTGATATAAATTCGATGAGCTTTAAGCAGCTTAAAAACGAGGTGCAGGAGCTTCGGGATACCGTTACGAGAATGAAGCGAATGTATGAGGATATACTTTATAACCTTGATGATGATAACTTTTCGTCCCGTTTTGTTAAAGAAAAAAACGGAATGAAGGCGGAAATAAAGATCACGGCGGAGGAGATATCATCGGTGGTGGAGAATGTTGACGATATCGAACAAGAAGTGAGCGAAATCAGCCAGACTGCCGGCAAAATATCGTCTATAGTAAGTAAAAATATTTCTGCTTATTTTGTTAAGAATGAAATGCCCACCGAAAGCAACACAACCGCTATTGAACAATCAATGCTGTGTTTATACGATAGAAAGTATTACTATTACAGTGATATTGATAGGGAATGGAAGAAATATCCGGCATCAGGTCTGAAGACGATGTTTGAGCAGACATCAACCGGTTTTAAACTAACAGGTGATGTTTCGATATCGGGCGATCTTATAACATCAGGGACTATATCGGGCATAACTGTTGAAGCCAATTCAAACTATTACAGAGACAATGTGAGAATCACAACGGACAATTTAAACAACACACCCAAACTGGAAATAGTTTTAGGCAATACGGTTGTAGGAACATGGATGCCAACAGCTATAGGTAGCGGAAGTTCCATTTCTCCCAAGAACGGCGCAAAATTAAACATAAGCGATGTCACGGCAATCGGAGATTGGGATTTTTCAAATGTTGATTCTGTAATAGGATTACCGGCAACCGTTGCGGTTTTCGGGTAGAGAGGTGTTAAACAATGGCGACAGTAAACGGCGATTTTTACGATTATGATGGCGTAATGTTCTGTCACGGGCGGATAGAGAACATGGGGGCATATACCTGCGATTATGTTGTTATGACTGTCGGCGGCGGCTATGAATACAGAGCGAGAATAAAAGATACCGTACATTTTCCCGGAGTATTCAATATAAATACAGCTGATCACGCTATCGGTAATTCACCGACAAAGCTTTCTTCCGGCGTTTACACAGTGTATTTAGAATTCTATCAAGATCCCGACACACTGTTCATAGGAACATATCTATTTGATGGATCTGACCGTTTGAATTACAGAATGCACAACACGCTGACAGCACCGCAGCTGACATACAACCCCAACAACAAGACGATTACAGTTGGGAATGTCGGGACCGGAAGGTATTTCCTTGAATTACGCAGAAAAAACAGGAACATTGTCAATACCAGTTACAGCGAAACGGAAAAAGACTATTTTTACACGACTCTTATGAGAGGATCGGAGGGCGGCAAATACAACGAAGGTATTCCTCATACATATCTTAACGATCAGATCCCAAAAGCAAGATATCAATGGAGACAATATATACCGACAATAATTCTGTTTGATACTGAAGCAAACTTTTCGACGGCGGAAAAAAATAATTATTATAATATGACCTGTGATACTCTTGATGAGCTTGAGGAGGCGACAGGAAAAACCTTTACAAAACGCGATATGGATACCCGAACAGGAAATAAGGATTATGGGGAATGCGTTGACAGCGATTATAATGTTTATTATTCCAATAATGTCAATTCATACAGTATGATAATTCGCTTTGGAAAGGAAAGTACGATGCATCTTAACGGAACGGATCAGCAAGGAAATCCAATACCCGGAGGACAGGGCAAGTGGGGAAACTATCTTAATCTGGATGCGTATTATGGCGTCACTACAAGCCATCCCGCAATAGCTGTTGATGCATCACAAGCAAACGAAACAGTACTTCATGTAATCCATGAGGAAATAATGCAGAGTTTGGGTATGGGGAATGATAGCCATTCACAGGAAACATCACTTCATTGGGATCCGCATTGGTCAAATCCGGAAAGTTATACAGGCATTGATGCAAGAATATTAGAGCTTGTATGCTCCGAGGATATATGCGATTGGTCAAGCTTTAAATTTCTTAACGATTGGGACACGCCGTGCATACTGTATAAAGATTACACAGGGCAGGACATTGTATTTGATGTATCCGATTTGAATGATTATGAAACATATGAGGCATGGGCATGGGTTGCTCAAGAAGGAGTGAACGGAGGAATAATCGGCGGATCGGGTGGAGGACAATCTGCACATTATTCAGGCGGAACTACCGCAGTGGCTGACGGATGGGACGATGATCCGTACTCTAACCGAAATAAAATAGAATTTTACAAAAGACCGGCATACCCATATCCGGGACCGTTTGCTTGGACATATCCCAAAACAAAGGGCGGAAGCTTTAATTTGACAGCCTCTGAGTGGAACGGACTGCAAACACATATAAAGAAAGTACTGCTGCACAAGCTTGGCCATACGGGACAGTATAACCCCGTTAATGTTTCAAGCGGGGAAATATTTTACGCGTCAAAGTATAACGAGGCGGGAAGTGCGATCAAACAGATTCAGGGCTACGGAACATTTATACCTACTGTTTTACCGGGAGATGAAATTACCGCCGATACAACTTCACTTGATCAGAGGAAAAATGCGATCAACAAAATAGTGGAAGAATTAAATGCTATACCGCAGGAAAACTGAAAACGGAAAGGGGAAAACGGAAATGATATATGTTACAAACGGTACAAGAAGATATGCTTCTACCGCGCCGGATGAACACCGAATCAATATTTATCCGCAAAAAAGACAATGGGTGCTGGATTTTACAATATGCGATACCGTTACGGCTTCGGACATGGACGGTTTGCTGGACGGCACAGACCTGACATTTATTTACGATCCCGGCGGACCAGATGAACATTCCGTAACCTTCAGCGGATACAAAAACATAAATTCCATAACAATAAAATATAATCAAGATTTAAGCTGCACGGCAACGATACAGCTTGGAGGGGAGATAATTACAAATGCTTGTTAAGTTTAAGGACAACACAACAAAATTATGCCAAAACCCGACAGAGCAAAAGCTTTTCAAAAACGGTGAACCTATAGGTTGGGTGTGTGCGTTAGTCATCATGGATGATATGAGTTCAACAGAGATTGACAATTTGATAACGCCGGAAAATTTCAGCGAATTGGATTTTTTCACCGATGATGGGACAGAATTGTTTCAAATAAGTGGGTATGAAAAGATTACATCGCTCGTTGTTCGGCACGGGCAGCCAACCGGAACAATAGAAATACAGTTAACAAAAGGAGTATGATCAATAATGGATAAATGGAAGAGAACAACAGACGGATTCAATTATGTTTATGAGAAGGAATTTGACGCAAGCGAGAGCGACATAATCAGAATGCCGCCGGTATCGCCGAACAAAAGAGGCGTTAACGACATCGGTTGGCAGAGCGACGGAGATGTTACGATTTACGGAACACTCTCATCAGATCCCGAAAATACCCAAATGTGGCAGGAGATAGAAGCGGGGGAAGAGATAAACAAGACGGTTTCCGCTTTGAAGATAGTCAATAACGGCGCGGCTTGCAGCGTTGTTGTAAGGATTATAATGTGTTAAGGAGGGGAAAAGTATGCAGGGAAATGTATCAAAGGTTAAGATCACACCGGAAATTGCGGAGAAATTAAAAGAGCTTCGCGAGGAGAATATATTTCTTGACGGGCTTGCAAAAGTTCAGAACATAGGAGAGAACAGAAGCAAGAACGGACCGACAACAACCGGAACGGTTGTATTTAACGATGACGGGTATACGCTTACGGGCGTATGCGATGTGCGCAGATGGGTAAATAATTGCCCCGTAGGACAGGCAGTCGGGGGAGATGGAACAACACTATCCCTTGAAATAGACCTTCCCGGCGGAAACGGCGGAAGAATATTCTATGTGTATTCGCAGGAGCAGGGAGTTGAAGGAAGGAATCCAATGTTCGGCTTTGCATATACTACGCAGGGATACAGGCTTCTTTCCAATTTCTCTACATCGTTATCGAACGATCAGTATTATAACGACAAGATATATAAAGGAACGGTAAGCGTTTGGGTATTTATTAAGGGCGGAGATTTTGAGCTGTATGTTAACGAAGAAAGAATAACAAAGATATCTACGGGAACAAATCTTGCGAACAGATGGTATTACGGATTTCGGACATATCTCGGCACGGAAGCCGTTACAATCAAGAATATGAAGTATTCAAAAGGAAATGCCGTAAGAAAGACATTTTATCCCGCACAGGAAATTCCTATATTGCCGGAAGAACAGGCATCACCGGGAGAAATGCTCATTTATTCCGAAGGAGAATTAATGTGGAAACCTTTTTATATGATCGAAACAGAATACGGAAACAGTATAACATCAGTATATGATAATATAACATTCGACCAAGAGACGACCGAAACATTCAATACATTATGCTCACAGATTTGTATTGCAGCGCTTTCCGGAGAAGTGACATGGAAAGTGCCGTTTAATGAAGAACAGTCGGCACAAATAAAGTCATTACTGTGGGATGCGGTAGGTCACAGAAGATTATACAGATTAATATTCGGTCAACGCGCGTTAACACTTACAGATCAGAAGATAATTAATGACCAAAATATGATTGCGATGGCTTCGGCAAGATGGATAGAAGCAGACGATCTGAGCGGCGCATTTAAGTTTGATGTTTGCTTACTGCCGACCGGAATGATAATATCATGTGAATTTATCTCGCCGACATTACCGCCGCAGGCATAAGAAAGGGGATTATACTATGGAAAAATTATTAAACAAAATTAATCTTTTTTATGCAGCAGCAACAACAGTTTTGGCGGCTATTTTCGGGCAGTATTGGTTTTTATTTGTAGCATTTTTAGCGTTGAATATCGCAGATTACATAACGGGAGTGATCAAAGCAAAAATGTTTCACAAAGAAAATTCAAACAAGGGCCTAAAAGGCATTATGAAAAAGGTCGGTTATTGGCTTGTAATTGCAATTGCATTCTTTATATCCCTTGCTTTTGAGGAATTTGGCAAAATTATAGGAATAAATCTTGCATTTGTAGAGTTTTTCGGGTGGTTTACGCTTGGGGCATTTATAATTAATGAAGTGCGCTCAATTTTGGAAAACTTAATTATTATGGGAGTTGAAGTTCCGGCTTTTTTAATACAGGGTTTAGAGGTTGCATCGGATGCGATACAAAAGAAAACAGGAAAAGGGGATGATGACAAATGAAATTGTTACTTGTTGCCGGACACGGCGAGGGAGATCCCGGAGCGATCGGGAACGGATACAAGGAAGCGGATCTGACAAGAGAAGTTGTAACCAAATTATATGATAAGCTTAAGAATATCTATAATGTCACCGTGTATGATACGGCAAAAAATCTATACAAGCAAAGGAAGAACGGGCTGAATTTCAATTTCAGACAATATGATCTTGTTTTAGAGGTCCATTTCAATTCCGGAGGCGGTCACGGATGCGAGGAAGAGATACACGCCAAGACAGAGCAGAAAGCCGTTGGGAAAAGAATACTTTCAAACCTTTCGGCAGTTGGATTTAAAAATCGCGGAGCAAACCGCAGAACGGATCTTTCCAATCTGAACGGCGCATATCGGCAGGGAGCAAATTACTGTTACCTTGAGACATGTTTCATTGACAGCGCTTCAGACATGAAGCTTTGGGCAAACAAAAAAGCAGAGATCATATCGGCAATTGCAAGAGGGATCACAGGAGAAGCAAAGGAGGTAAAAACGATGGAAAAGTTTAACGATGTTAAAGGTCATTGGGCGGAAAAGCAGATCAATGAGGTAGCACAGATGGGGATCGTAAACGGCAGACCGGGCGGAAAGTTCTGCCCGAATGACAACATAACAAGGGCCGAGGCTGCCGTCATGATAAGGAATGTTATACGATACATATTAGGAAAGTAGAGATAGGAATGAAGGACTATTTATCAGGCTACAAGGATCCAACGGAAAATGCAAGAGAAAAGGTCAAAAGCGTTTTATCCGGCGTAAATCCGTTCACGGACAAGAACGGACAGGTGAGAAACCCGTATATTGACTATCAGAAACTGCTTGACAGCGGATCGGTAAACACGAGGGTAAAACAGTTTATCACGGATGCAACAGGGCTTACGCCGACACAGACCGCACCTGTTCGGGAAATGGTGCAGGCAAATCAGATGTCGCAGACGACAGGCAAACCGACACGGCTCGGATATGTTTCGGCAAAGTATGAGACGGGCGGGTATAACGGCGGTTTAGTGTCGAGCGGAAAGGGCGATTACGGCGGAATATCATACGGCGTGCCGCAGTTTTCAACAAAGACCGGAAGCGCAGACAATTTTGTTTCGTGGCTGAAAGCAAACCGCCCCGATATGGGACGGTATTTCGGGAATGCAAAAGCAGGAACGGGAGAGTTTTCCAATGCATGGAAAAATGTTTATGCAAAGTTCGGAGATGATTTTTCCGAAGTGCAGTCCGAATACGCCTTCAATAATTTTGCAAAACCTTTGGCGGCACTTGCAAAGGCAAAGACCGGAGTTGATTATACAAGGTCTCCTGCATTGAAAGAGCTTCTCTATTCTACAGCGGTACAGTTCGGCGGGGGAAAACTCGGACTGTCTGCTTTGGGAAAGGTATCAGCCGGAATGAGCGACAGGGATATCATAAATGCATCGTATGACGAGAAAATAAAAAACTATAACAGTTATTTCAAAAGCTCAAGCCAAAGCGTAAGGGAGAGCGTCAAGAACAGATTTATAAACGAAAGAAACGATGTTCTTTCGATGATAGGCAATACCGATACGCCAAGCACGGCAAATAAAGGTACATTGCAGTTAGGGAAAAAGATTGCAAATACTTCTTCTTACAACAACAATGCCGCTTTAGGGCAATGCGTATGGTATGTAAGAGGCAGAATGAAGGAGAAGTTCGGAAAAGACTGGGGATCTATCGGCAATGCGAACGAAGTATACTATAACGCTCCTGACCGCGCAAAGCTTTCCGCAAGGGCGGAGAACATAAAGGCCGATACCGTTGCAAGCTTTAAAAACAGCCCGACAGGATCAAAATACGGACATGTTATTTACATAGAAGCTGTTGACGGAGACAATGTATATTATACCGAAGGCGGAAGCAGTTATCATCAGAAAGGCACGGACGGTGTTCTGAAAAAGACAACGAAGCAGGCTCTTCTGAACGGCAGCGGAAGCTTCGGAAGCGGTCTTGTGGGGCTTATAGATATCCAAAAAATATGAGAGGTGATGCATGATGGCATTTGATGTTTACGGGGCAATAAACAATATATATAAGAACAAGGTCGATTGGGATACGGCAAATAAGGCGCAGGATAAAACAGGACGGGATCAGGCGGCGCAGAGGGCTGTCGGATATTACAACCTTTTAAGGAATAACGGATATGGCAATGTTGCGGATCAGCTTGCGGCGGTCGATTATTCCGGGGCAAAAAAAATACTCGATCAGTATTCGGCTTTCGATCAGACCAAGACCAAAGCCCAAACACCTGTTATGAATACAGGTGTCAGCAACGAGGCGTATAATACTTTGGTAAGCACGGCGAGTGCGAAAAACAATAAGCTTGACGATACGATGTATTCCGATCACAACAATATCATGAAAAAATATGACAGCTTGTTCGGGTATGCGAACAATAATGTCACTGATACGGATGAATATAAAAGTGCATGGGATAATGTAATGCCGTATTACAGTTATAAGGCTATGCAGGGGAGAGATAACGCCCAAGCTTCGGGCGGAGCAACAAACGGCGGCAATGTTGACAGTTTTTCCGCCGCCAATGCGATGCGCCAACAGGCGGCGCTTACTGCACAGGGACAGATGATCGCACATCAGATGGGCATTGATACATATAATGCAAGGGTAAACAATGCACAGAATATCCTGAAAAATCTCGGTGCATATAACGATAATATGTATTCACATTTGGAGAATACACGCAATTTTGACGCAGAGCTTGGGCAGAGAGTATTTGAAAATGATGAGACGGCAAAGAACAACGAAATGCAGAGGCTGCTTACTGAAAGCCAGATCACGGGGAAGGTTCCCGAAAGTCTCAGCATTAAGAATAATCCGTTCCTTAATGCAGACGGTACAGTTAAGGATGTTTATCTCTCCAAAGACTTTGACGATAAGGGCGGATTTGAAACAATAATCAATGATGCGATAAGGCAGCTCCGAACAGAGACCGATTCCGAGGTAAGGCGAGGGCTTGAAAATACTATAAATCAGGCAAGACAGGCAAAAGCTATCAAGACTTCACTTCCCGGATACGGACAGTGGGCGGATCGAGTAAGGCTTAGCGCACCTGATGAGACGGCAGACTACAGACTTTCAAACAAGGAGCTTGACAATCAGAAGTATTCGTACGATACGGATTATAACAAGACGAAATATGTTACTGATTCGCAGGAGAGGCAGAATGCGGCGAATAATGCAAGCGCCGAGAAGATAACGGGTATAGAGACTGATGCAAGTAAATATGCCGCAGATGTCGGGCTTAAAGCAACACAGACAGAAGCGAACAGAGACATACAAATCAATCAAGATAATATTAAGGCAGCTTTACAGGAGTCCGGCACAAGCAAAACGCAGAGCAAGACAGAACCAAAAGACTGGGAAAAATATATTGTTTCACAGGTTGCTGAATATGCAAAGACAAAAGGAAAAAATAAAACAGATATTATGAAAGAAACGGCGCCCGGCCAATACCAAATTAATGACTTTGAGTTCCGGTCTAAGGTTACCGGCGGAATACTCGGTTCAACTGATCTGAGCGATGTTGACAAGGTCGCCCTTTTAGACAAATTCGGCATAGACGACAAAACAATAGAATTATGGACGACAGCACAGTAAACGAGAGAGGAGTTACGGAAATGAGCGTATCAGAAAATGCGGCGAGGGTATTAGCGTTACGAAAACAGACAAAGGCAGGAAACGGTAACACAAACAGAAATACCGCTGCCGAAAGCGCAAAAAACATTCTTGATCAGAAACGGTTCTCGCTTGATCTTAATGGGCATCGGTTTGATGATATCACATACTACGGAAAAAAGGCGATCGAGGAAGGTCGCCTTACTTCCTATGAGCCGAAAACGGACGATGAAAGAAAAATCGTTGATCAGTATAATAAGACATTAAGAGTTCAGAAAGCAAACGAGACAACGGTTGAGGACGGGCTTACGGCATTGAGAAAAGACTCTTTAAGATCGGGGAATAAATCAATATTTACGCCGGTGGGAACGAATAGGACGGCGAAAGAGAATGAAGATATCGCAAAAAAATATAACATTGATCCTGATAATTTTGATCAAAAAGATCTTCAAAAATGGGCTTTTGCACACAATTACGAAATAAAAGCAAATGGGTCCGGCTTCTATTTTGCCCCTAAATACAAGGGTGGTATCGGCGGTATCGGCGGGAAAAAGCTTACGAGCGATCAGGAGGACAAGGATCTGAAAGTTTTAGAAGCTCTTGCAGATAACAATCTCAGAAAACAAATGTCGGGTACTGATATGGGTAAACTCGGAGCAGCTGTCAAAGGAGCGAGCGAAGCCATACCGGGCATGATGAGTTTTGCTGAAAGAACGCAACAGAAAAAATATAAGAATGCAGGGCTTGATCCGCAAAAGTATTCGGGTGTACAAGAGCAGTTTAAAAAAACGACCGAGAAGCATAAGCTTTCTGAGCTTGTCGGCGAACTCGGAACGAGTTTATTGATCTTTAACGCTTGGGGAGGTCTTACAGAGGGAGCGCTGTCCAAAATACCGAAATACGCATCCATAGCAACGCAAGCATCAAAGGGCATCAAAACAGCGCAAAAAATAAAAAACACAATTGACACTGTAGCAACAATAGGCAGTTTTACAGCCGTTCAAAGCAGTATACAGCAAGATTGGAAAAAGGATGATTGGTATAAATCTGCCGGAAATGTCTTGCTTGATACAACTGTTTCTTCTTTAGGCGCATATTTAGGCGGGAAGTTAAGTTCTGCTATAGGGGAAAATGTCATAAATACTCTGTATAAACATACAAAGCTAAAACCGGCAGCCATTAAAACACTGGCCAGCAGCACAGGAGCTTTTGCTTTTGCAGGAACTACTACAGGCGCATCAGAACTGAAAAATGTGATCCAATGCGCAAATAAAGGCATAGAGTATAAGCCAGACATGAAGGAAATTACAGTTAATTTACTTTTGTTATCAATATATTCAGGTCTGAAAACATACATAAACGAAAGTGTGTCGGCACCGAATGCACCGTCATACGAAGAGCCTTTTGAATTTTTCACCGATGAAGATATGCAAGATCCGGCTTTGGTGAATAAGAAATTACGTCAGTATGCAAAAAAATATCATCCCGATAAATTCCACAACGCCGGCGAAGCAGAACAAAATCGAGCAACTGAGACGATGAAGAAAATAAACGCAGAGTACGAGCGGGCTTTAAACAAGGCTAAACAAAACCGCGCTGCGAGTATTGTATCAGACATTGAAAGGGCTCAAAAGAGTTCTGATAAAGATGTAAAAGCAAAAACTGCCGAAAAAACTTTCAATGAAGGTATAGAGCTTCTCAATGAAATTTATGCTCCTGAAGATGCTTCGTATGAACAAAAACCGTTGCCGGTAAATAACAATGCTGTTGCTCAATCAAACAGTACGCCATCAGAAACTCCTTCCGAACCCGCTCTTGACAAAAGCTCTTTTACTGCCGCTACATCTGCATCGGGTGAATTTGGCGAGATAATGGGCGCAGACAAAATAACAAAATATACCCCTGAATCTGCAAACAGCGAAAAACTGAGAACAGAAGCTGTCAAGCTTGAAAATGCTTATTTAAAGGGCGATGAGACCGATTCACAGGTAGGGCGTTTCGTAAAGAATGTGATACAAAATGCCGAACAAACCGAAGCTCGGATCACGGACAATGATGCCCAAAACGGATTGCAGGAAAATACATCGGAAACGGACAACAATGGTACAAAAAAAGAAAGTGCAGTTGATCGAGAGACAACTGCATCAAATGATACCATGCCTAACACGCCCGATAACGTCCCCGCTACACCTTCTGACAGCATTGTACCACAGGAAAACAATTCTGTCAAGAATTCTATGCAAAATCAAAAGAATTATGCAAAAAACAATGAAACAATCAGAGAGATAGAAAGCATGCTGCCCGAAAACGGACATACCACAAGCGAGGCGATAAACGGCGCAAACAGGATCGCAGATAACATGGTCGGTCAAATAAAGGAAAAATTCGGGATAAGCACGGATAGAGAGACGGTCTTGCCGGCCGTACTGTCCGCGATAAAGGACGGCAATGCGGATATTTCCTCTTTCGTTCCGGCAATAGTTGACTTGATACATGACACGGCGGACTATAAAGCTTTGGCAAAGAAAGGCGCAGATCCTTCCGGGATAGTTACCGAATACATAAGAGACGGGATAATGCCCGAAAACGGAGTTGATATGAAGGCGCTCAGAAGCGTAGCATATAAGGTAAGGTCTATAGGCGGGAGAGCTGTTGACGAAGTGAACAGGGCGAGAACGGAGCTTTTTGGAGAAAATACGAAAGGTCCCAAAGAGATAACGCTTGCAAAGGTCGGAGATTTTTATGAAGTCTACGGAGAAGATGCGGCGGAAATAGCGGATAAGCTTGGCTTGAATGTTACATCTAAGGTTGTTGACGGCGAGAGAGTGCCTGTGGCAGGGTTTCCCGTGAGCAGTCTTGAAAATTACAGGAATGTCCTCGGAGACGGATATGATCTGTCTGTATCGGATATAACGGGCGTGAATGAGGAAAATATGCACGATAATATTGAGAATGCCTTTAGCGGGGAAAGTCAAAAAACAGCAGAGCAAGATAAAATTACCGTTGATATGGACGATGAGGCACGGGCGGAAATATTGAGCGGAAAAAGAATTGTTCTTAAAAGCTTTGACGCGGAAAAGGCAGAAGCTCTTAAAGATATTGATATCGAAGAATTGCAAAAAGCGTACGCAAAGGACGCAAAGCCGATAGCTGTGAAGGTTGCAAATGATTTCAGCATATTAAACAGATCGTATTATAATCCTGATATCGAGATCGAGTTTGAGTATTCAAAAGGGTCGTTGAAAGAAAGCATAAACAAACAGCACACGATGTACGGTGATTTTGTGAAAATGCTTTCGGTGTTCCCTGATGTTATTCAAAATGCTGTAGGTATAGAAACGCATAACGACAAATATGCTGGAACAATAAGAGAAGATAAGTCATTGACACAGATGTATGTATTGGCGAGCGCATTACAAGATGATATGGGAATTATTCCTGTAAAATTAGAGATAAAAGAGTTTAATGACAAAGAAAACAAACTGTATTTAAGCGTGGTTTTGGCAAAAAAAGAAAGTCGGGATCTAAACGGCAACACCGGAAAAGACCGACAGAATACCGCTACTCCGACTTCTGATATAAGTATATCAGATTTAGTTCGGATTGTCAACCCCTCTGAAGGAGATTTTTTGAAATATTTTCCCGACAGTATGCTGGATGCTGAACAGATAGAGGGCAAAAACAAGGCGATAGCCAAAGACAACAAGAATATTGAAGAGCTTAAAGCAGGGATAAGGGGAGGAACGGAGAAAAATAGTAATAAACCGTTTAATCGAAACGAGGTCAGTACGCTTGCGAATAGCGGCAAAGGGTGTTTCTGTACTGTATACGGTACAAATTATGTCGGCAATGGCCATATGTTTATCAGATGTGATGAAGATGCGGCGGAATTTATAAAAAATGAATACCGCAAACACATTACTAATTATGAGCTTGAACACAGAGACGACATCGGCGGATACCTTGAAAAGCTGTTTGCAGAAGCAAAAGAGATCACAGTGGTCTCTGATCCGATTTTGTATGGCGGATTGGGCGCTGTAAATAAAGCTGATAACGCTTATGTTATCGGCGATCGTGCAATACTTTACAATAAAAATTATGTAAATCTTATTAAAAAGCGCAGTAAGGTTATGAGGATAATCAGCGACGGCGATTTTAAGAAAACATTTCTTGTCGGATATGATGCTGAGGGGGATGTTGTCGGGTTTGTGCTGCCGTTATATGTAGAGGGCGAGATTAAGACGGAAGAAGGAAAAACCGTTCCTTTTGCTGAGAAAACCGATATAAAACGACTTGTAAATGAGGCGGCAACAAACGAGACAAAATCAGATAAAAATGTTACGGAAACACCTGAAAGCGTAATAAATTCCTCCGAAAGCGTAACAAATCCGGGAAAAGTGGAGGAAAGTACATCTGATACGGTATCAGATGAAACACAAAAAATCAATACAGCAGAAGAAATTACCACTCCTACCCTTACAGATAGGTGCAAGTTGCACGAAACTAAGCATACCAAGACAGGCGAAGCACTATGGGTAATATCATTAAATGATAAAATAACTTCTGATGAATACAAAACATTGAGTGCTGCCGTTAAAAAAGTTGGCGGTTATTATTCAAGATTTGCGAAAACGCTTGACGGAAAAGCGATTCCCGGTTTCGTGTTTAAGACAGAGCCGGGCGAAAAGGAAATCAGCGTTTTTAATGATTTTTTTGGTGCGAACACAAAGACATCAGATCAGGAAATGCCTGAGAAAGTATTGCAAAACAAGTCTGAAAGTGTTACAATAAAGGAAAACGACAAGGAGGCTGATACAAATGTTAAATCGCAATCAGAAGTATTGGAAAGAGAAAGCTCAAATGATGGTGGAGGATTACGCTCCGGAACTCATGGATCTGATGTCGAAACAGGAATTGAAGAAACTGAGCGAACACATCGGGACGGTGGCAGAGAAAGATTACCGGAATCAACTGGAGCAGATGGAAACGGATCCAATGTCAGAAATGACGGCAAGGGAGTTCACCGAACAGATGATGCAAGAAATGTTGTATCAGAAACTGGAGGAGCTTCAGGAGAATTAGCCGAAAGTCGAACCGGTACTATTGATACAGAGATAAAAACAATAGAGAAAAAAAGACCGTCCAACAAAGGCAATTTTGTCATTACAAATGATATAGCAGCTGAGTTTGATAATTCTCCGCCGAATGCAAAGGATAACATAGATGCGATAGAATTGTTGCTGAAACTGGAAAACGAGGGCAGAGCAGCTTCACCAGAAGAAATGAAAGTTCTTGCAAAATACAAGGGCTGGGGCGGCATAGATATACGCAGGCTGCCTTGGGATTTAAGCCGCAAATTGTATGATCTGTATGACGGGCAACAGTTAAGAGATATGCAGAGCTCACAAAACAACGCATTTTTCACTCCGACAAAAGTAATTGATGCGATGTATACCGGGCTTAAACGAATGGGATTTAAGGGCGGCAATGTGCTTGAAACCTCAATGGGCGTCGGTAATTTCTTCGGAAGAATGCCTGCTGCAATCAGCGCAAAATCGGCTCTTACGGGTATTGAGCTTGAATCGTATACCGCAAGGATAGCACAGTATCTTTATCCGGGTGCAACGGTAATCAATATGCCGTTCCAGGATGTTGCAATAAAAAACGGTTCTTACGACTTAGTTATCGGCAATGTTCCTTTCGGACAAAACAAAATAAGCTACAACAAGAAGAGATATTCACTTCATAATTACTTTATTATTTCTTCACTCGACAAAGTACATGACGGCGGTATTGTTGCGGTTATCACAAGCGCCGGTACGCTTGACAGTCACAGCATAGACGCGAGAAAAGCTATCATGGACAGAGCTGATGTTGTCGCTTGTTTTAAGCTGCCCGAAAAAGTATTTTCCAGAAATGCAAGTACAGATGTTCAGTCTGACCTGCTCATACTCCGCAAGCGTGCAAGCGATGTGAAGCCGAGCGGCGACAGTATTCTTAATACTACCACCACCAAAGACGGTTTGAATATCAATGAATATTTTATTAAGCACCCCGAAAACATTTTAGGTACTCTTGCAAAGGGCACAAATGCTTGGGGAGAAATAACAACCGTGCTTAATAACGGGGATTTTTACGACAAGTTGAATAATGCCATGAAAAAACTCCCAAAGGACTTAATTTCGGGCAGTACGGATTTGAAGCCTATTGAAACTATCGTCTCATTATCAGACAAGCCGAGATTTTTTGAAAAGAACGGTAAGCTTTATGCCGATGACGGAGCCGGCACGGCAACAGAGGTATCAAAAAATCAGGCTAATACTGTTCGCGATTATATCGCTGTAAGAGACGCGTATAAGACCCTGCTTGATGCTTATGACAGAGAAATGCCCGATGAAGATATTAAACCCCTGCGCGATACTCTTTCAAAGGTTTATGATGACTTCTATAAAAAGCACGGAGCTGTTACAGGTGACGGAAAGAAGAAGATAGGCACCAAAAGAAGCACAAACAACACATTCCTTGAAGCCGATGCGGATTATTATTTGGTCAGCGGATTGGAAAGATACGATGCGAAAAACAATAAGTTTATAAAATCGGCGTTGTTTGAAAAAGACACCCTGCGCAAAAAGAAAGTTACAAGTGTTGACGCCGCATCTGATGCGCTGGCCGTTTCTCTTAACGAAAGCGGAAAAATTGATTTTGCCCGTATGCAGGAGCTTACCGGGAAAACCGAAAAACAGCTTGCAGAGGAATTGAAGGGCGAAATTGTTCTCACTCCGGAGGGCGATTATGTTCTTACAGATATTTATTTGTCAGGTAACATTTATGAAAAGCTGGAAGCAGTAAAAGGAAAACCCGAATTCAAGACACAGCAGGAGATGCTTGAAAAGGCTATACCTACCCCGAAAGATGCTTCCGATATTACAGTCAAGCTCGGGGCTAACTATATTGATCCCAAATACATTGAACAGTTTGCAAGGGATATTTTTAATACTTATCTCACGATAAGAAAAGATCTCTCCGAAACATGGGTGATTGAGGTCGTT